CCGCATACGTCTCCCCAGAAGGCCATGCGAGCGAAGGCGTGGGGATCCGACCAGGGGTGGTTGAGCTACTGCCTCGGTCCTGGCGAGGCCCGGTGGGGTAAGAGGGACGGCGTGTATAGCTTCCGGAACCACATCGAGCAGATCCCTGGGAAGGCGTTACCCGAGCAGGCCCGGATCGTGATGTTTCATGGCCGTCTCGACCCGTGGCAGGACGAAGCGCAACGGCTGCCGTGGGTAAAAGACCACTATCCGCTGGTTGAGGTGGCCGCATGACCACGTGGGCTTCTTCATGCGCCTGGGACGCCGGTATTCAGTGGTTCTCTCGGCGGACGGTCGCGCCGACTGATCTGCCGGTTCAGGTCGACTACATCCGGGACCAAGTGCTGCGCGTGCTGAACGGCGACCGTGAGGACGAGTTCATCGAGTCGGTGATCCGAGGGGTCACGGCCGACGCGGAACACCACACGCAGCGTGCCCTGATGCCGCAGACGTGGCAGATGGTGCTGAGCGGGTTTCCTGCGAGTGGGCAGATCGTGCTGGAGCGTCCACCGCTGATCGAAGTGACGTCGGTGGCGTACTACGATGGAGATAACGATCTGCAGGAGTTGGTCGGGTCTCCGTCCACGATTGACGTGGTGGCGTCTGGCGCCTATGCCAAGGCGATCGTGCGAGTGGCGTCAGGGTCGTCGTTCCCATCCTCATCCACTCGGCCTGATGCGGTGATCGTGACGTACCGGGCTGGCTATACGGACGAACAGGATCCGGAACTGATGCTGATCAAACACGGCATCGCCCTGACGGTCGGGGAACTCTACAAGATTCGGTCCTTGTCGGTGCAGGAGCCGAACAACACGCCGGCCGCGCTGCAGGTGGACCGGTTCTGGCGGAGGGTCTGGTAATGCGGGCGATGGAATCAGGTCTGAGGGATCGTCTCGTGACGATTCAGCAGGCGACAGACGTCACGGAATCGAGCGGGGCGCCTGGCGAAGACTGGTCGACGCTCGTGGCCGACATGCCGGCGAGCAAGGATGACCTGACGGGACGCGAGCGGCTAATGGTCTCTCAGATGTCCGCGCAGGCCGATTCCAAGTTCGTCATCAACTACCGGATGGACATGGATCCAGACGTGGTGGACGTGCCCAAGGCGAGACGCCTGGTCTATCGAGGCCGGACATACGACATCACGGTGGCCAACATGCTGGGCCGGCGCGAAGGCGTCGAATTGTTCACGATTGCGAAGGCAGGCTGATATGGTCGGGGCGACATTCACGGGGCAGGAGGATCTGGTGGCGCGCTTCGGTGCGCTATCGGTGGAACTGCGTCGGTCGTCGCTTGTCGAGGCGGTTAAAGCTGGCGCGGAGCCGATTCGAGCGAGGGTGCAAGAACTCGCGCCGTCTGGCTCGGACGCGCCGCATATCAAGGACAACATCGGCGTGAGTCTCGTGAACACGGTTGAAGGCGTCCGTGTGTCCGAAGGATCGGCGGCCGTCGCGATCGGGCCAACGAAGGGCTACTTCTACGGCATCTTCCACGAGTTCGGGTGGAAGTTTCACCCGTCTGCGCGTCCGTTTGTCCGGTCGGGTTTCGAGCAGGGCAAAGAACAGGCGCTCGCGATTGTCGGGCGTGAACTGTGGGCGGCGGTCTCGTCTGGGCTGAAACCATGAACGGGGCCGAGATTGTGCGCGATCGCCTGTTGACGCTGACGAGCGTCACGTCACTCGTGGCCACGCGCATCTGGTGCGCCTTATTGAAGCAGGGCAATCAGTCTGCGGCCGTGAGGGTGTCCTTGGTGCCTGGGGCGCCAGAGGCCGTGCATCTTCGCGGACGCTCAAGCGTGATCGTGGACCGTGTGCAGGTGGACGCCTACGCCTACGAGAAGACCTCCAGTGATCCGCTCGGGGATGCTCGAGCGATTGCACTGGCCGCCTACGGTGACATGGTCGGCGGTGTCGCGACGGGCCTGATCGGATGGTCCGGATCGCTGGGGAGTCCTGGAGTGCTCGTGGACGCGATCCAGTCAGCGTCACGACCGATCGAGATGTTTCTGGCTGATGAACTGCGGCAGTGGGTGGTCAGCCAGGACTATTACGTCCAGTACCGGGCGTGAGGATCACGATGTAACGACATTCAACTTGAACCGAACCCGCTAGGGATTGCAACCCGAAACCGCGCTGACCAGCGCGTGCAGGTTCGACAAGGTCACAGAGAAACGGTCGCTCTGAACGTCTGGGACGCAATTCCCAGCCGATCAGGCGGCCGTTTTTCGTTGTGGCAAGCACGTTTACGCATGAAGGAGACGAGAGCATGGCGAACAACACGATTGCAGCAGATGTGACAGACGATTTCTACGCAGCCGGAGACGATGCCGTCGCCGGATACGGAGGGCAGTTCCTGGTGGGCAACGGCGCCAGTCCAGAGGTCTTCACGGCCGTGGCGGGCGTGATGAAGATTCCGCTCCCCGCGCAGTCGTCCACCGACATCAAGACGACGCACCTCCGCAGCCCGAACCGGCACGAGGAACACCGGGCCGGCATGCGCGATACGCCCGCGTTCACGGTGGAACTGCTCTGGCTGCCGTATCACTACAGCCAGTCTGATGCGGGTGGTGGATCGGGCGCGTTCAGCGGCGGTGGCTTGGCGGCGATGGCCGCGGACGGTCTGAACCGGAACTTCAAGTTCGAGGCCAACGACGGGCCGAACCCGACGACGCTCATCATCCGTGGCTACGTCGCCACGTTCGCCCCTGGGGAGGTGAACAAGGACGGCGTGATCATGGCGACCTGCACGATCCAGCCGGCGCAGGCGCCGACCCTGCCGGCGTAGTGCCGGCCTGATGGCTGCGCCCGTTCGGCCTGTCTCGTCTCCAGGTCCGACGGGCGCAGTCCATCTCTTGCGTTCGTATCCGCATGAGACGACCAAAGGAGTCAGTGAACCGTCATGGCAGCGAATCCTGAACGCGGCGAAGTGGACATGGTGGTCGGGGAGAAGACGTACACCCTCCGTCCGACCATGAATGCGATCTGTGTCATGCAGAAGCGGACAGGTCAGACGTACGGGCAACTCCTGTCGTCCTGCGACGACATGGACATCTTCGCGCTCAGGGAGGTGTTGTTCACGTTCTTACAGCCCTACCACGCCAAGGAGGTCAACAGTCTCGACAAGGCCGGCGACCTCATGGATGCCCTTGGGGGGCACAAGGCGTCCGTGAACGTGATCGTGGAAGTGATGACGGTCAATTCCAAGCGATCCAAGACGCCCGGAGTTGGCCCCTCGGACCCTCAGATGGCTCAGGTTGGGACTGGCAGCAGCTCTGGCGAGACGCCAGGCGCATCGGCCTGAGCAGCAACGAGTTCTGGGCGTCATCGCCGTCAGAGATGTGGGTGGAGTTTGACGCGGCATCTGAGCGGATGCGCGACCAGATGAACGAGGACATCACGCATGCGTGGCGGACGATCGTGTTCTTTCTGCAGGCATGGAACGGGAAGTTGCCGAACTTGCAGGACGTACTGATCGGACAGAAGCGCGAGCCGCGCATGCAGACCGGCAAGCAGATTGCCTCAGCCCTCTGCGTCTGGGCTGACCTCTATGGCCTCACGGTAACGAAGGAGCCTCGACAGACGCATGTCCACTAGCGCGACCGTTGGCACACTGAAGGTTCTGCTCCAAGCGGATACCGCTGCGTTCAACGCCGCCATGAAGTCTGCTACGGCAGACGTCCAGAAGATCGGTGAAGCACTAAAGAAGGATCTGGAGCCGCGCCAGCGAGCCGTGAATGCCGCGGTACGTGACTTCTTGGGCACGGACGAGATCCGCAGGGCTCAGGAGTATGTGCAAGCGATCCAACGGATCGGTGACGTTTCTACGCTGACAGAGGCCAACCAAAAGAAAGTCAACAAGGCCGTCACTGAGGCCATCGATCAGTACAAGGCGCTTGGCCAGGCGGTCCCTGCAGAGCTGCAAAAGATTCAACGCGAAACGTCAGGAGCCCTGTCATCGACCCAGTCGTACAACGTGTCGTTTGGCAAACTCGTGAGCAGCTTCCTGACCGCGCAAGCGATCATCGGCGCTGTGGAAGGTGGTTTCGGCCTTCTGGCAGGAGCCATAACGAAGTCGATCACTGCGGCTGGAGATGCCGAGAAGGCGCACGCGCAATTGGTGGCGGCGCTCCGGGCTCAAGGCACCGCCATTCCAAGTGTCATCGATGCCTACAGCGGATACGCCTCGGCCCTGCAGAAAACCACGATCTATCAAGACGACGCAATCGAAGCCGCCACAGCCATGCTCGTCCAAGTCGGCAACGTCATGCCCAGAGAGATGAAAAAGGCTCTGCAGGCCACGACTGACTTGGCCAGTGGCATGGGTATCGATCTCAACACCGCTGTCTTGGCTGTAGCGAAGGCCGCAGAGGGAAATGTAACGGGCCTGAAGAAGATGGGCGTGTCCGTGGACGACGCCAAAGTGAAGCAGGAAGGCTTCGGGGCCGTTCTTGATGCGATCACCGCGAAGTTCGGCGGGCAAGCGGCAGCATTGGCCGGCACCTACCAAGGCCGTCTCGAGCAGCTCAGCAACACATGGAACAACCTGGAGGAATCGGTCGGACGAGCCATCACGACCAATCAGACCGTCCTCGATCTCTTCGGGTACGTCAACCAGTCCATCGACGCGAATACGAAGGAACTGAATCAAAACAGAGCCGTCACGAATCTTGTGTCGGACGCCGTGATTCTGTCGGTGAGGGCCTTTTCTGAGTTGGCTGGCGTCATCGACATCCTTCAAACGGGTGGATCAGGTTTCACGATCACGATTCGCAACATGGCCGGCGCGTTGGGGAATATCGGCGTGGCCGCGCTCGAAGCGTCCAAGGCCGTCGCGTTCATGGGCGGCGCCCCGACAGCCGGCATCGACGCGATGATCGCGGAGTTGAATAGCGCGGTTAAAGAGTTGGGTGATCGCAACGAAGCGACGACGGAGCGATCCGTAAGGTTTGGCATGTCGCTCGATGCCATTAGAGCGAAAGCTGATGCGCTCGCCGCCCAACTGAAGGAAACGCGCGGGAAAACCGTGGAACTGTCAGGCGCGACGGACACGAGTGCTGACGCGTGGGACCGTCACACGACGGCCGTCAAGAATGCCACCGAAAGCGAGAAGGCATTCAAGGCCGAGATGGACCGCCAAGAGGGTGTGTGGAAGGACCAACTCGACGCGCAGAGAGAGTACACGGCTCAATCTGAGCGCGACATGGAAGCGTTCTTTGCCGCTCTTAAGAAGGACGCCGATGACGCGGCTAACCTTGCAGAAGCGGCATGGAAGGACGTGCTCGACGGTCACAAGGTCTTTGTGGATCAGTCTACAAAGGAGATGGACCAATTCTTTGAGGGCCTTGATCAGATCGCCAAGATGCAGGGCCAGGCGGCCGATCTGCAAGACCGTCGAACACTATCTTCTGCGAACTATCAAATCGCCCAGATCAAAAGGTGGGCTGCAGAACAAAAGGCCACCTACAAGGGGTCCGAAGAGACGGCCCAGGACTTCTACGACGCGATTGACGCTGTCGCCAAAGAGAAACTAGACGCCATCAAGACGTCATGGGCTGATTCGTTTTCGACCATTGCATCCAGCTTCCAACAGATGGCGCAGATCGGCGGCGACTCGTTTGGCGGTGTTGCGAAAGCGATGGGCCAATCCGTGGCGTCGCTGTCGATGTTGGTGGCCGGGACGACGCAGGTCTCTGAGGCGTTTAAGGATATCGGGACGAATTGGCAATCGGCTGCGGCGGGCATGGCGAGTGGATACGCGGCCATATTCTCATCGATGCAGTTGCTCTCATCATGGTTCGATAAACACAACAACGCCGAAACTATCCGCCACATTATTGACGACACCAAGGCTGCCACAGGCGAAATGGTGTCAGGGACCATTGCGGCGCAGATCCTCAATACGGAGGTTCAAAAGGTCCAGAGCGCCATTGTCGCCATGTCGGCCTCGACCGGGAAGTCCTGGGCGCAAATCGTGAACGAGATGGGCGCGACCAATACCCATCAGATCGCGGCCTGGCTGAACCTCAACAGCATTATCCAAGAGAACGGAGGCATCACCGCTCGAACGATGGACAAGTGGATTGGGGAGGCCAGTCATCTGTTCGACATCGTCAAGGCTGGCGGTACGCTGGCCGATCTCGCCACGCAGGAACTGGAGACAACGATCCAGGGCTTCACCGCGCAAGCCGAAAAGAGCGGCGGTGTATGGTCTGCTGCCTTCCAAGGGATGATTGCTCAAGCCAGAGAGTTGGGCATCGGACTCGACTCCATCAACAGCCTGATTGATGGTCAGTTGTCCAAGATCTCGGCTGCTGCTTCAAAGGTCACGGGAGGACTCACCGGATCCTTGGCGTCTCCAGGTAAGCAACTGGACGACCTCAAGGCGACCCAGAAGGACCAAGCCGAACGAGGCGATCTGTCAGGCGCCGAAGAGACGGCGAGGCAGATCAAGGACCTAACGTACAAAACGGTCACCGAACTGCAGCCTGAGTTCGACCGACTGAACCGTATCACGCTGGCCTCGTTCAACGCCTATATCTCGCAGGGCCATACGGCCGTTGAAGCCATCGCAGCGGTTGGCCCAGCGTTCGATCAACTGAAGGCCGCAGCGGACAAGTTTGGGTTCGCCGGCAGCGAGGCGTTCAATCAGTTGTCGCACTGGCGCGACCTGACCACCGCCAATCAGCCGCTGCTCGATCAGGTCTCAGGGCTGAACGAATTGATGTCTGCCTTGGCGAACGTCGGGTCGCTCGATGCCAGCACCTTCGCGGATCTGCAGGCGCAGGGCGTGGCGACCTTCCAGCAGTTGACGGCCGCAGGATTCACCCAGCAAGAGGCGCTTACCCAGATGGCGCCGATGCTCCAGACCATCAAAGACCTGCACGAGCAGAACGGTCTGGCCATCGATGACGCCACGCAGGCGCTGATCAATCAGGCAGATGCTCAGGGTGTACTCAAGGACAAGGAAGAGACGACACAGGACGTCCTGAAGGCAGGCCTCGGAGCCATCATCAAGGCCATCGGCGGCGATCTGCCCGCGGCATGGGAGAAGGCGTCTAAGGCTGGCAAGGATGCGGCCAAGGACATCAAGGGCGCCCTGAATGAGATCCCAGACAAGACGGTCAAGATCACGTATGACACGTCCGGGTATCCCAATGACTGGCCTGGTCCTGGTCCAGGGGACAGTCAACCGAACGACGGTAGCAATCCAGGCACGCCATCGGGCTATCCAAGCAACGCGCCAGGATACGCCGTTGGTGGCGTGATCCAGCCGAAGGCCGGCGGCAGGCTGATCCGAGTGGCCGAAGCTGGCTACCCAGAAACCGTCCTCCCTGGCGACTGGAGTAAGTTGCTGGCGTCCGCACGTCAGATGCCGAACTGGGATGGCGCGATGGCGGGCGTCGGTCTCTCCACGCAAGGCATGTCGGCGCCTGACGCGATCAGTCCGATGGCGTTGAACATCTCCGGAGGGGAAGTCTACCTGGACGGGAAGAAGGTCGGCAAGAGCCTCTGGAAGCCGATGGTCGAAGACCTGCAGCGGAGGCAGTTGACCCGCTGATGGCCTCGATCTACGAGGTCACGATCAACGGCTCAGTGGTCGACGCCAAGCTGGACAGCTTAGAGCTCGACTTCGTCGCCAATGGCCAGCACACGTTCACGTTCCAGATCGCGATCGACAACACCGACACGCGCCCGACGCTCGGTCAGCAGGTCATTCTGACCGAGAACGGCACGCCGATCTTCAAGGGACCGATCTCGGCGGTGCCAGAGCA